ACCGTCGTGCCAAGGGACAACTGGCCGAGCACTGCGAACAGTGCGCCGATCGCGTTTTCTCGTTGGCTCATGCGTTGACTCCACGACGTTCGGCTTCATCAAAGCGGTTGGCGATGCGATGGGCCAGCGTGCTGATCCAACGGCTCGAGGCACTGTCGATGTCGAATTTCTTCTTCAGGGTCACTTGGGGTACCAGCAGAAACATGGGTACTGTCACCAGGCCACGGCCAGTGGCTTGAGCTTTTTGCGATGCAACCGAGAAACCGCCACGTTGCCCCTGTCGGGCCCGCTGGTTCTCAGCCACCAGCAGCGAGGGTTTGCCCCGGCGGTAGATGAAACGCAGCCGCTGACCACGCAGTCGCTCCCAAAGACCCGGCGTCATACGCTTGCCACGCGGGCCTTTGCCAGCTGCTGGCAACGGAATCGCCAACCAGAAGCCATCTTTGGAGCGAATCGTGGCACCGTCGCCATGCGCGCCGACGACCACTGGAGCCCGGCTGTAGACCAGACCGGCGGCCTTGATGCTCATCTGCCCTTTGGGATAGACCTCACCACGCCAGGTGTTGGCCAGGCGTTGCCCCAGGCCGGCACCGGTGATCTGGCTGCGCAGTTCGGTCTTGAGCCCATCGGTGGCTTCGCGGATCGACTGCGTGACCGCCTGCTCGGCGATGCGCACTTCATCGGTCAGCATCTGGTCCAGATTGCCGGTGAGTGCCGCCATGAGCTTCATACCGGCACTCCAGTCAGCGTCCAGATCAAGCGATCCCGATCCGCCAAGGGTTCACCCACCACCTGGTAGGTCTGGCCAGCAACGGTGAAACGCTCGCCCTCTCGGGGTGCCGCCACGTCGGAGGCCATCACATCAAAGCGGTGGGTGGCCAGCGCCAACCGGGTGTCGCCGAAAGATTCGACCACATCGGCCTGCTTGCTGATGAAGCGGGTAGCGATCTCACGACCATCGGCCAGCCGGTAGGTACCTGGCACCCCCAGCCGAGCAAACAGGCGTGAGACCGCCCGCTCAAAGGCGTGCGGCATGAATCAGGCCGTCAGCTTGATCAACACGCCGGGGCGGTGGCACATGGGCAGCGGGTTGCTCTGCGTGTGCAGATCCGTGCCACGTTCGAACTGGCGCGGGGCCTGCTTGGCGTACAGCGGCTGGCCCAAGGTGTTGACCGTTTCGTTGAAATCCGCCGGCGCGAAGTAGGTGCCAAAGGTGTCCACCGTGCCCACCGGGAAGCAATGCGCTTCACCGTCCGCAATGAACTTGCGCACAGCGCCGTCAGCCGTGCTGGCCTGGCCTCGGTATTCCTCGAAGGTGATGCCGCCGTAGGTGAAACCGGTGCGCACGTCCTCGCGCAGCCAGGCACCTTCCTGGTAACGCGAATACGCTTCCTGCACATTGGCGTGGCTGGTCAGGGCTTCGAAGAACGAAGGCGAGCACAGGCAGCGCACGCCGGTCATGAATTCGCCCTGCAGGTTCTTCTCCATATCGGCCAGCACCTTCACGCATTTGTTGCGGATATTGGTCTTGGCGTCGCCCAGTCCGAGGGAATGGGTAGTCGGCTGAATGTCGAATTCGGTGAACAGGTTGTAGATGGTCGAGCCATCGGCATCCAGGATCTCGCCCTTCAGTGCGCCCATGCGCAGGTGCTCCAGCGTGATCGCGTGCTTGTTGCGCATGGTCTCCAGGTGACGGGCCAGCACACCGGCGATGGTTTCCAGCTCGGTCTCGGAGCCAAAGGCGCGGATACCCTGGACTTCTTCGGGCAGCACCACATCGTCGTGCGGAATGTGAGGAATGACAAAGGAGCGCACCTTGCGCTTGCCACGCGTGCCGACCGTACCGGGCGAGCCCGGGGGCATGGTGGGCAGCAGGTTCAGCACACCGTTGCGCTCTTCAATGATGATCTGGCGAAAGCGCGTAGGTTTGGCTGGGAACAGGTTCAGAGATTCCAGCCGGCCATAGCGGTTGGGCACCAGGTTGATGGCAGCGGTGAGGTTGGCCGTGTTGAAGGCCGGGGTGTCAAAGAGGTTCTGCATGTGGGGCTCCAGAAATGGAAGAACCCGCGCAGGCCAGAAGGCCAGGCGGGTTCAGGGAGGAAGGACGGTGATCGGTGAGGCGCTGTCGTTTACGCGGATTCGCGCACCAGCACGCCACGCTCGGCCAACTGCTGCTCACAGGAAATGCGCTGGGCACCGGTAAGTGCAATCGGCCAGACCAAGGCGGTCTTGGCGACGATGGCATGGCGGACGATCAGGATGGCATCGCTGCGGTCGGCAGCGGTGGCATCAATCGCGTTGGCGAGCACGCCGACTGCCGACTCGGTGCCGTCGGTGGCGGCCGGGTCGATGACGTAGTGCTTGCCGTCATTGGCACTGCGGCCAAGCACCGTGCCCAGGGGCAGGTTTTGGCCAGCGGCGATGGTGGCGACGTCACGCGAATAGCGGTTCGGAGCTTCGTATTTCAAGAGGTCGCCAAGGTTGTTGGTTTCGGTGAGGGTAGGCATGGTCTATTCCTTTTTCAGGCTTGAGCAGAGAGCTTTTTGACGGCGGCCACGATGGGCGAAGCCTCCGGGCGGTCGAGCGATTGCGTGCCGGCGTCCGCCGTGATGGTCGATCGGATGTCGGCGGCATCGGACTTCGCAGCACGGGCATCGATCAGCACGCGACGAACATCAGCTTGCGATTTGCCAGCGGCGATGAATTCGGCAGCGCGGTCGGGGCAACCGGCCAGCAGGCAAAGTTCGGCAATGGCCTGGGCAGACTGCATGACTTCGCGCTTGGCTTCGGCCACCAGTTTTTCAGCTTCGGCAACATCGATGGTTTCGGTGACGGGGTCTTGAAGAATGTCCTGGGAATCAGACATGGAAATCTCCTTGTGGGGAAGTGCCGCCTCAGCACGGATGACGCCCCGCACCTGAGACGGCGGATGGTTACGGGCGTTGATAAATTGGTGGAATTCGCTCAAGGTGGCCTCCAGGGTCTGGATGCCATCGGCAAGTCCCTGACTGACGGCGTTTGCGCCGAAGTACAAACCAGCCTCAGTGGCTCGCACGGCCTCGATGTCCAACCCACGCATGGCCGCCACGTGCTCGGTGAAGATGGCGTAGAGCCGATCGACTTCACCTTGCAGCTCAGTCTTGGCGGTATCGGACAAGGGCTCATGGGGTGAGTAATCGTTCTTGTGGGCGCCTGCGGTCACAGCGGTGAATCGGTAGCCGTCCTTGGCATCCTTGACCGACTGGTCGACATGCAGCGCAATCACGCCAATGGAGCCGACGCCACCGGTTTCGGTGACGAACAAACGCTGAGCACTGGCGGCAATGGCATAGGCGGCTGAATACGCCGCGTCGTTGGCCACCGCCCACACGGGTTTCACAGCAGCCACTTCTCTCACGCGCCGGGCCAGTTCGAAACTGCCCGAGGCCTCGCCACCGGGGGAATCGATGTCGAGCAGGATGCCGCTGACCTGGGGATCGGCCAAGGCTGCATCCAGCATGGTCGCGATCTCGCCGTAGGAGGTCAGGCCCGAGGCGGCTTCCATACCCAGCGAGCGTTTGACCAGCGATCCGTGAATCGGGATCACGGCGATGCCCTCGGGTGCAGTAGCTGCCGGTGGACGTTGGTAAACGGCCATGTCCATCGGTGGCATGGACGGCATGTCAGCCATGCCGATGCGCTGGCCGACCACCGACAGGATCACATCCAACTTGGGGCGGTGAATCAACAAAGGCGTCCCGAACAGGCGGGAGACAAGGTAAGTCATGGTTGGGAGTCCTGGTTGTTGGGTGGCACATCCATCGGGTCAGTCGACTGTTCGTCGATGGCTTGCGCGTTGTTGGGATCGGATGTCGGCACGGCTGCCTGGTCATGCCGGGCATCGGAGTCGAAGACCAAACCCAATGCATCAGCGCGGGCGTTGTCTGCCGCAATCTCGCGGTCCACGTCTTCGGCGTCGTAGCCGTTGCCGGAGATGGCTTCGGACCGGCTCATGAGACCGGCACGGATGGCCAACTTCATGGCGTTGAATTCCTTTTGCGGATCAACCCAGCTCCAGCCCTGCGGGATCCACTTGGCCGATTGGTACTGCCGCTTGTCTTTGCGGTAACCGGGCAAGTCGATCGCACCTTCCAACACCGCCTGGTCCATCCATGCACGCCAGATCGGTCGACACAACTGGTGCACGATGACGCCGTGCTGCAAGGCTTCGCAGCGACGCCGGAATTCCAGCAGACCCGCGCGGATGGAGGAGTAGTTCACCTGCGTTAGGTCGCCGGTGAGCATCTCGTAGGTGATGCCCATGGCGGCAGCCACCGCGCGGAATTGCTGGCGCATGAATTCGGCGTAGGAACTGCCGACATCAGCAGGGGCTGAGAACTTGATGTCCTCACCCGGCTCCAGGATCTGCAGCGTGCCGGGCTCCATGCCGGACATGGCTACGCCATTGGCGTCGGCCGCCGACTCGCCCATCAGGTTGTCTTCGGGTGCCATGCGGGTGATGAAGCCAGCGAACATCGCGGCGGTTTTCTTGCGCACCAACTCCGCGTCGTCGTACTGGTCGAGTTCGTTGAGTTTGACCAGCGCCCGCGTGAGCCAGGGTTCGCCCCGGATCTGACCCGGTCGCAGTGGGCGGAACAGGTGGATAACCTCACTGGCATCCACCCGCACGGTGTCCAGGCCACCCTGACTCGACATCGGGGCCAGCAGACCATCGTTGGGGTGCGATCGGTACAGGTGGTAGGCCACCCGGCGGCCCAGTCGGTCGAATTCGATGCCGGACCGGATGACATTTCCGCCAGGCAGATCGCGGTTCATGGTGTTGGGCAGATGCTCAGCTTCCAATACCTGGATCTGCAGCGCCACCGGCAGACCATCTTCGACACGCCGATAACGCAGCCGGATCAATGCCTCGCCACCTTCAAGCATGGCTCGGGTGGCCAGTGCTTGCAGGCCGTAGAAGTCGGTCAGTCCGGCGGCATCGGCATGCTCACACCAATCCCACCAAAGGCTGTGAATCGCTTCGCGCGCGGCTTGGTCCTGCACCATGCTCTGAGGCTTGATGCCGGTGCCAATCGCATTGGCCACAAAGGCTTCGATGCCGGCAGCGGCCCAAGCGTTACGCCGCACCAGATCCCGGCTTTTGGCGCGCAGCTCGTCTTGTGCCAGTGACAGCGCCGCCACCGCACCTGGATTGCTGGGCATCCACGCAAGGGCACGGCGGCCGCCACCGGTGCCGTCGTAAACCGGCGTGCCACCAAACATGCGCCGGCTGATCCGGGTCATGGTTTTGAGCCAAGCCATCAGAGTGCCTTGCTCGTGGTCACGCGGATCTGGCGCGATTTGGCGGCACCGGATTCACGGGCAATGGTGGCTTCGACCTCCGCAATCGCGGCCTTGAGATCAGCCACGCTACGGTATTCGATGCTCTTGCCGTCGTAGGTCACGCGGTGCTCGCCGCTGGCCAGCGCTTCGCGCAAGGCCTGCAGGTGTTCTGGGGTGTAGGTCATGGAAATTGGTCTTGAGGTGTGGTTCTGTTGTGACTACAATTGGGCTCAACGATTTTTAAGGAGCAGCACCATGAGCACTGCCGATACTTACGTTCGCGCCCGCATCGACACCGTCACCAAAGAACGGGCGGCCGATGCCTTGGATGCGATGGGTCTGTCTATTTCCGATGCCATTCGGTT